TAGAACCTCTAAGATGAGATAGAGAAACCTCTATACCATTCTCATGTCCTTTATTACCATCAACTCTACGTAAGTGTGAAACCAAAATGATTCCTGCACCAGTCTCTTCTACCAAACTTCTAAGTCTAGTCATGATAGAATCAATAGCACGTCTTTCATCTCCTTCATGAACAGCACTAACTAACATATGTAAATGGTCAACGACCACCCACTTGCAGTCACATCCTATAATCATAAAGCGAAGCTTAGTAAAGATGTCATCAATGTCGTTGGTTCCGAAATGGGAATGTACCCAAACTCTGTTTCGGTTGTCACCATCGTATAGCATATCAAACATCTTATCAAGTTCTTCTCTAGAAAACTTCTCACGTTCTTGGTCAACGTATAGTCTAGCATTAGCTTCAATAGAAAGTATACCATCAATGGTACGTCTCCAATCTTCTTCTAATGCTATGATACCTACGTTGTCTTCTGTATTTTTAATAAGATGATGTTCAAGTTCTCTTGTGACACTGGACTTACCAAGCCCTGTACCACCTGTAAGTGTGACCAGTTCTCCTTGTCTAAGACCGTACAATTTCTTGTTCAGTCCTTCATAAGGATAAGGTACGCTTTGTTTCTTCTCACGATTATGAAACTTCTCACGCTGTTCAGAAACATTTATAACACCAGAAGGTGTATAAACTTTACTAGCCCACCAAGATTCAACAAACTCTTTATGTCTGTTAGAACGAAGCATATCATTAGGGTCTTTAAACCCATGAGGGAGTGTGAGTATCTTAGCTTTGCCGGGCTTGAAAAGTCTAGCAACTTTAATAGATGCTTCTTTACCTGCCTTGTCATTATCAAATGAGATGATAACATTTTCAAAGTCATCAAAGAACTCTAAGCTTTCCTTGATATCTTTTACTGCACCATTAGCACCACGTTTGATAGACACCACAGCCCACTTAGAACCAAGTAGTTCGTAAGCAGCCATCGCATCACACTCTCCCTCTGTTATGGTGACATACTTGCCACTCTTAAATAACTGTTGACCAAACAAACCTGTATCATTATAAGTACCAGATACAAAGAAGTCTTTGTTTGTTACATTACGACACTTAGTAGCTGATAGCTCATGTCCATTGTAGTAGGGATAAAAATGTTTAACGACATTACCTTGTAGGTCATGTACACATTTAACTCCATACTTAGTGGCAGTTGCTTGAGATATTTTTCTATCTGTAAGAGCAGAAAACTTACCTTCATTTACAATATCAGGTTGTTTAGTCTGTGTTGTTGTCACTGTTTGCATATCCTTTCCTCCACATGCTTTAGTATAGCTAGGCATAAACTCACCACAACTGAAACACTTTGCTGAATCATCTTCATTGATTCCTACAGCATCACTACTGTTGCAAAGTGGACAGGGTTGGTGTAGTTTATCCCATGTTTTATCCATGTTGTTAGCCCTCACTATGGATTAAGATTCTTCTTCTGTTGAATCTTCTACAGTTTCTTCAGTATCATCTTGTTCAACTACTGCTTCAGGGCTTTCCTTTAGCACAGCTTCAAGATTATTTTGATGACCTTGTGAAGCATAGTTTAAAGCTTCGACCAGTACATTCAATGTTCCTATCTTACTGATAGATACATTAGCACCTGCTCTCTTCTGTTCGTCTTCAATCTTTGAAACATCATAGACTGATTCACCATCATCATTCTTAATAGTAATTATCATATTAAAATTCCTCATTGTCTGAACTAGCTTCAGAGTATTCTACTAAATCAGTAACCTTTACAGCTATTAACTCTGCAAACGTACCATACTTACCTGTATAGGGTTTAATCTTTACAGTCACACCAGAACCATTACCAACATTAACATCTAAGTCTGTGCCTTCAGCATCAACTAACTTAGGTGCAGGATTGGTAGTCCCATCATGCTTGTCTACTTTTCTACTGAATGAGAAAGCAGGTTCATCATACTTAGGCTGACCATCTCTGGTTCTTACCTGTGATAAACCAATACCCTCTAACTTAGTAGCAGTATCTACATCAGTCAACACAACTATTCCATACTTATGTGGTTCAAACTTAGTGTTTGGTGTGCTGACGTTAGCCCACATAGCTTTTCCTTCTACATACTCATACATATATTGTACCTCCTTTAGGTCGTATTAAGTTTTGCAATTGTATCACAGATTAACTTTCTTGTCAAGTCTTTTCTGTCTTCTTCTTGCATTATTTCTATCCCTTGTAAATTGGATAGCGGGTTGCAAGTCTTCCCATAGCTCATCAAGAGCTTGTTTCTTTTGTTCTTTGTTAAGTCTTGTAATGATTTTGATATCAGACTTCTTAGGTATCCAAGTATCCCAGTAGGCTTTGTCCATGTCTTTCCATGTCCAACCTATCTCTTTGTCTAGTGTTGTTGATTTAAAATATAAATTCATAATAACCCTCCAGTTAAAATGCCTTACCCTCGTTTAACATCATGAGTACACAAAGGCAAGGACTTTTTTTAAAAGTGGGTACTTTACAGTGATACCCAGCACCATTGGCATACTGAGTTTTGTTGTTTAAAGTCTGTGCAAACTCCCTCGCACATGAGGAAAAATCAGACTGTATTCACAAGGGAAGGTAATCGGTTTAGTTCTTATCCCATTTCAACTACAACCTTTTCAAGAAAGGATTTTACAGTAGTTCGAACACCTTGTAAAACTTAGTCTGGTTTTAGTGGCACTAGACCAGAAACTAGCACGATTGAATCGTATGCCTTTAGGTTCAGGAAGGTTAGTTGAGGGCTACACCCTTAGACATACCTGAATAAGTGCCTATTGTACCACAACTAACTATCATTGTCAAGCTTTAAGTTTAATAATTTAACTTTATATTCATCTTTATTCCACACTACTTCGTAAGCTATTTGGTCTGTAGAATTATCGTGATTATATTTAATAACATAATCTTCCCATGCTCTAAACTCTTCCTTACTCATTGGAGTTAGTTCAGTATCTTTTGTAATTATCATTTACCTTTCCTCTCATCATCCATAACTATTAAAGCTACGCCTACTAAACAGAATAACATAAATCCTATTACAAACATTAGTCCTATTACTTCGCCTATCATTCTACTTCCTCCAAGTCTGCGTAGTCCCCAGTCAATACACCCAGTCCACCTGTAGCTGACTGTTCTTTCCATTTATTATCAACAGCTTCTTGAACTTTAATATCTACATTAGTTTCTCTATCATTTAAAGCTCCTCTCAATCCTTTCATAATCATATTAAGATTATTAATATCTGATTCTAATTCAAGATTGATAGCTTCTAAAGAAGTTATCTTCCTGTTTAAAGTTGTTATCTCATTTGCATTATTAGTAATGCCTTTATCTAACAATAGTATACTAGCATACATAGTTAATGCGACTACCATTGCTGTTATTATTTTCATTAAATATGGTTTCATTTTCCTTGCCCTCTATATTTCTTATGGTTAGCTTTAGTATTTTTATTCATAGTAGAGTAGCCAACATTACCTCTACCTTGACTTGTTCTCTTACCTCTAACACCAGTAGCTGAAGTATGAGTTTGTTTAAATGCTTTTGATTTTACAGCCATTCTGTTTTATCCTTCCTCCTTTTATCGTTATATTTAACAACTCTTCTACCACTTTTGTAGCCTGTTATTTCTTTATGCCACTTACTATCTCTGAAAGTGACTTCAATAAAGCTAACATCTTTATCAAGTTGTTCTTCTTTTAATTCTTCTTTTCTTTTTTCTACTTCTTTATTATATTGTGTCATAATTATTATTGTTTTGTTTTAAATATATATAATATTGTATCATATAATTGTGACAATTGTGTGACATTCATGTTAAATCTTTGTGAATTATTATAATATAAATTATTAATATAATTAATTATTATTTTTAATTATGTTTTAAATATTTAAAAGAATATTTTATCATACTTATGTGACAATCGTGTGACATTTGTGTTAAATCTTTGTGAATTATTTAAATAAGTTTTTTATTTCCCATATAATTATACACAACGCTATTAAAATAGTAAACAATTCTAAGCTCCTCTGTTAGTTTATTTAGTAGGGTTAGTACCCTTGTATAAGTCATCTAAAGAAATGCTCAAGGCATAGCTTACATGCTCTCCTATCCTATGAATTATATCTGTTTCTGGTATGTCCATTGGATTGCTCCACTCTTTTATGTCATCATATAATTTATCAACAAAAAGATTAAACTTTTTCTCTGATAATTTATTGACCACAAAATCTCTGGCACATATGTTAATTAATTTTTTGTATAAAGTTCTATTCATTAGTTCAATCCCTCCACTTTTTCCCAGTCCTCATCAAGTATAAGGACTTCTTCAAAGTTATGTTTATAATCTATGTCTAAGTCTTGCCAATTTTCATAAGTCTTTTCAGTTCCATCTTTAAAAGTTATATGTAGGTCT